GGATATTTATCGATTACGGGGCCATTATAACGTACAAAACTTAGACTTTGATCTTAGTCAATTTGGTTTATTCTTAAGTAATGACACTATTTTTATCAATGTTCATTATAATGACATGATCGATATCATGGGTAGAAAACTTATGGTCGGTGATGTTATTGAGTTGCCTCACTTACTAGACTACAATCCTTTAAATGATGATGCAACATTATTTCCAACTGCACTTAAGAGATTTTATCAAGTTACAGATGCTAACTATGGTAGTGAAGGGTTTTCACAAACTTGGTTCCCTCATCTATGGAGAATCAAATGTGAGAAACTAGTAGATAGCCAAGAGTTTCAGGATATCTTACGTAATCCAGTTGACATGGACAACTACTTGGGAGACTGGGATAAAAACAAAACATACCCTGCAGGGTATACAATGACATTTGGCGACAAAAACTATATTGCATTACAAGAAGTACCCGCAGGAACTAAACCCGGTTCAACTAATCCAGATCCTTATTGGGAACTAGATACAGGTCAGACACTAAAAGATGTCTTAGGTCGTTACAACGAAAATATTAGAATCAATGATGCTAACTTAAAAGAAGCGGCACGTATTGTACCCAAAGCAGGTTACGATACATCAAACTTATATGTTGTGCCCGGATATGGTATCTATGAAGCAAACAATGTATTTTCAAACAAAGAAAATCAACCCGCTCCACCTGTCGATGTTAGATCATGGATGCCTGGCAATAATCCGTTAAGTGCTACTGGTGAAGTCATCACAATGAAAAGTGACAAATACAAATACGAGTCATCAGGTATCAGAATACCTAAAGAAGTTATTGATGTAATGCAAGCCAAACACGGAGAGCAGGGTATAGACTTAGAAGCAATGATAGCAAAGTTTGTACAAGCAAACTTATCGATTGCAGTTGAAGCACCTGAAATGTCATCAACAGGCTCAGGGCAGATGGAAGGAACAAAACTTCTAACAGTTAATATTTCAGGACCTGTTACAGGTCCGTATGGTACTGCTGATAACACTTATGCAACAGCAGACCAAGATCCGACAGCGGCAGGGTTCACAGGTACGGAACCTTATGGTCCGAATACAATGGACTATCGTGCTGACTGTGATCCTCGTTTTCAATACATAGCAAGATATACTCCACGTGACTTTGGTTACACGTCAGGATATTTAACTGGTGAAGGTACTCCACCAAACGGTTTACCTGCAGGTGCAGGTATTTCATTCCCATCAAGTCCTCAAGTAGGAGATTATTTCTTAAGAATAGATTACACACCTAACGTGTTATATCGTTGGTCAGGAACTCTTTGGTTAAGAGTGAGTGAAGATGTAAGAACAACAACTGGTTATACTGCATCAGATACTTCGCAACTTTCAGGCTTCATAAATAACGATGCGAATATATTTAGTAACAACGATGGGGCAAACATATCATCTGCACAAGGTCTAAGTGGTATATTAGACATTGCACCTGATAACAATCCACCAAGTGACGGAACCTAATGGCACAATATTTTTACGACAATCAAATAAGAAGATTTTTATTACAGTTTGCTAAGATTTTTAGTAATTGGTATGTAACATCAGGAACTGATCCTAACGGCAATCCTATACTTGTTAGAGTACCTATTCAATATGGAGATGCAAGTAGACAAGCATCAACAATTATAGCAAATAACTCTGCAAGTAATCTACCGTCAGCACCGCTGATAACTTATTTTATTAATGGATTAGAATATGATCAAAAACGTACACAAGAGCCTTACTTTGTAGAGAAACAGAATGTACGTCAAAGAGATTATAATCCAACTACAGCCGCTTACGGCGAGACACAGGGTCAAGCATTTACTGTTGAAAAATTGATGCCAGTTCCGTATACACTTAGACTACAAGTAGATTTTTGGACAACTAACTATCAACAAAAATTAGAATTAATTGAACAGTTAGGTACATTATTCAATCCATCATTAGAAATTCAAAACACTGATAACTTTATTGATTGGACATCATTAACAGTTGTTTATCAGGACGGATTAACATTCTCATCTCGTAGTATACCACAAGGAACAGGCAACCCAATCGATGTTTTGTCATGGAAGTTCTATTTACCCATGTGGTTAACTACATCTGCTAAACTTAAAAAGTATGGTGTTATTAACAAGATTATTACTTCTATCTTTGAGGGTAAGACTCAGCAAGATATGCAAGATGATGACTTGTTATTAGGTACAAGACAAAAAATATCTCCATACGGATATCAAGTGTTATTTATAGGCAATTCATTACAGTTATTACCACAAGATCAACCAGATCAGCCTTCTAATTTCTCATTAGACAAACCAGTTAATCCAGACACTGATTTATATTGGACATCTATTTTAAACATGTATGGTGCATACCGTGGAGGTATTTCACAAGTTGCATTACAAAATCCATATATGGATACAGAGATTATGGGTACGATTGTTGTTGACCCGCTTGATGATCGTTATTTAATTTATAATGTAGATGCAGATACCTTGCCACAAAACACATTAGATCCTGTAACCGCAGTTATTAATCCTCAAGTATCAGGACCAAACAACGGATTACCAGGACCAGTCCCTAACATCAGATATCTATTAACACAAGATATTGGATCTGACACTTCATCATGGGGTACAATAATAGGTAGTCAAACAGGTACATCAGTATTACCCGAATCACAAGTTGCAACTACAATGACTCCTGGCACATTATATCAGATTGCTACTATAGGTACAACTGACTTTAGATTCTATGGTGCACCAAATAATACTATAGGCACTCAGTTTACAATGAACAATGTACAACCAGAGGGTACAGGAACAGTATACACCGTTGTAGAAGCAAAAGCAAATGACATTATACAATTCAATGCAGATATTATGACTTGGTTTATTGCGTTTGATTCTACTATCAATAAAGATGAACTAGAGTATGTAACTAATTTAACTACAGAGATTCAATATCGTTGGGCGTCTACTCCACCTGATTCAGTTCAACCTGGATTGCCTGCTCAATGGATGAAGTCTTATGAGGGTTATTACAACGAAGGTGATTACAGTATAGTTATTTAAGGGCTACCCAGTCACTCACTAAATAACTGTATGGCGATCATTATTAATCAATCTGCTGGTATATTCTTTTATAGTAAATCTACTAGACGTTCTCTTTATCTATTAAGAAATGAAAGTAAAAATCCTACATGGTCTATTCCAGGTGGTAAAATAGAAAAGAATGAAACATTACTAGCCGGACTAAAAAGAGAATGCCAAGAAGAAATTGCATATTGGGACGATGATTTTAAATTGGTACCAATACAAAAGTTTGTTAATAATACATTTGCATATCATACATTCTTCTGTGAAGTAGAAGAAGAATTTCCCCCAATTCTTAATGACGAACATTGCGGATATGCTTGGGTAGGAGATGACAAGTATCCTAAACCCTTACACCCCGGATTGTTCTCTACAATCAACATTGATAATGTCGTAGAAAAATTAGCAAGTCTTAAAAATTTATGATTACTGTCATTGCTGTTGACGGAGCATTGGGAGAAATCATAGTAGACATCTTAAATGCAAACGGTGTCAATGCAACTTATGCTTCATCACCTGCAATTCACATCACTGATAAAATTGTTTTTGTTACGTATGGCTTTGAAGGCTTCCCATTTGTTATGACGAAAAGATGGCTTAATTATAACGATGAAGAATTTGAAGACTGGACTCAACATTGGCTGGGCAGAATAGAAATCAACGATAGATCAGATGTTACCCCTGAAGAATGGAAACATCATGTGTCCAAAAGTTTGGAACATGTCGGTGTTTATTACCCATATAATGGAATCTTGTCTACTCTATTGGATGAGAACTCAGCACATGATCTAAACTACTGCGAAATAGAGTTAGATGCTATATTAGACCGCCGTAGAGACGTTTTAAGCGCCTTAAGTGAGTTTACTAATGAAGATATTACTTATGATTTATTCGATGATGTCGTTGGATCTGTGCAGTCTGAGGTTATGCCCTGGATTTGACCCAAAAAGAAAGGGTGACTAGCACCCCTTCTTAATCTAAATGAATTTAGTATGACATCCAAAATTCTATTAATGAATATCCTACTGAACCTAATAC